TGCTACTGCTTGGAGTTTTTACAATTCCTTTAGGGAATATATAGGCAATGGACAGTTCGATCTTGACGGTACTAGCGTTAACTTTTTTCTAGCCTTACATACGAGTGCTGCTAGTGCAAATGTTAATACAAAAACTTTATCAACACAGGCGTCCCTTGCGAATGAATGCGCAGCTGGTAATGGGTATGCTACCGGAGGGCTTTCAGTTTCTGGAAGAACTTGGGCTTCTGTTGCTACGGATAAATATCGTTTTGACTCGACTGCTGTTGTGTGGACTGCTACTGGTGGAACAATTGCAAATATAAAATATGCTGTTATCTACCAGTCTGGTGGTAAATTGGTTTGTTTTTCTAAATTAACAACGGCTCAGTTTACTTTAGCAGAAGACAATACACTCACTGTCACGCCAAGTGCCAGTGGTATATTTGAACTAGCATAGGAGGTGTATTATGGCTGTCGAAACGGCTACATATATTAGTCAACTTTCCGCTACTCTTCCGCTAGCTACAGACCCAATCTCACAAGGCGACGATCACATTCGTCTTATCAAGGAAGTTCTTCAGGCTCAATTTAGTGGCCTTTCCGGGACGACTGCTGTTACTGCTGATGGTGCAGAGATGAATCTGTTGGACGGGTGTACTGCTACTACGACTGAGTTGAATTATTTAGATATTACCACTCTTGGTACATCTGCAAACTCTAAAGCTGTTACTCAATCTGCTGGTGGTGTAGTTACTATAGGAGCAGCAGACGGAGACCAAGTTTTAAATATTGCTTCTCATGATCTTGCGGATGGTGGCTTAAAGTTAGCAGGTACTTTGGTTACCTCTTCTGCTGCTGAGATAAATAAACTTGATGGATTAAGCGCGACCACAACCGAGTTAGACTATACCGATGTTACTACATTAGGTACAGTAGAGGCATCTAAAGCTGTGACTGCTGATGCTTCAAAAGTCACTAACTTTGCTGACGGTGTTGTACAGCGACCTGAGTTTAAGGATTATGCAGAAACTAAAGTTGCTTTATCTGCTGCTGGAACAGTAGATATTGATTTGACTACAGGTAATGTATTTACTTTAACGCCAGATCAGGCTACTGAATTTACATTTTCAAACCCCTCAGCTTCAGGTAAGTCCTGCTCCTTCACATTGATATGGACTCAGGATTCAACCGATAGAGCAATCACATGGCCAGCCTCTCTTAAATGGAAGGATGGTGGTGGAGAGCCTGCCGTAACAAGTGGTTCTGGGAAAGTTGATATCTATACCTTCTTCACAATAGATGGAGGTACTATCTGGTATGGATTCCAAGCTGGTGCTGACATGGCGTAAGGAGAAATAATATGCCTTTAGGAACTTTTAAATCTGCCTTCATGGGAGGCGGTGGAAAATTCGAGGGGGCCGGTGGAACCAAAACTACTTATGGTGTATACACTGTTCATACCTTTACATCATCTGGAACTTTTACAGTTTCAGGTGGTGCTGGGAAAGTGGATGCTCTTATCGTAGGTGGAGGAGGAGGCGCGGGAACTCACGTTGCAGGTGGAGGAGGTGGAGGGGCCGTCATTTTGATGAGTCAAAGAAATCTCACTCCTGCTGAATATGCGCTAACTGTAGGGGCTGGAGGAGCTACGGCTACTCCCTATCCTCAATGGTCTGGTGGTTCTCAAGGCTCTTCTACAACTGGTTTTGGTGAAACCTCTACAGGTGGCGCTGGGTCAGGCAGTTGGTCTGCTGGCGGAACCGGGGGCGCGAATGGCGCTGGCGGGTCTGCTGGTGGAGGTGGGGCGACGGGAGGAAGTGCTCCGTCAGCCTCTGGCGACTGTACCGTTTATGCTGGATATGATGGCGGAGGCGGTGGCAGTAATGTTGGCGCACATCCTACTGGAGGAGGTGCAGGATCAGGAGCAGCTGGTCAGGCTCAGAGTAGTAACCAAGCTGGTGATGGTGGTACTGGGGTCGGTGGTTCTAGTCACGCAACCAATATAAATAACGAAGGCTACTATTGGGCTGGTGGAGGTGGCGGAAGCGACCAACACGGGACCAGCTATGGCGCTGGAGGAACAGGTGGCGGAGGAGGAGGTCAATCTAACGCTGCTGGAGGCGGTTCTGCGATTAATAATGGCTCAACTGGTACTGCAGGTCAGGGTGGTGGAAACGGTGGTGCAAACTCTGGCGGAGGGGCTGGTGGAAATGAGTATAGTCCCGGTAGCAGTGTAGGAGGGAATGGCGGTTCTGGTTGTGTTATAATAAGGTATGTAACGCCATGACTCATTTTGCTAAAGTTGATGACAATAATATTGTTACGGAAGTAATCGTTGCTGAACAAGAACATGCAGATTCTTTAGAAGGTCGATGGATACAAACCTCATTTAATACGAGGGGCGGTGTACATTATGGGCCCGATGGAAATCCGGATGGCGGAACTCCAATAAGAAAAAACTTTGCTGGAATTGGAATGACTTACGATGAAACTATAGATGGTTTTGTTTCTCAGAAGCCTTATGAAAGTTGGACTTTGGATGCAGCTACTGGCTATTGGGAACCACCTCTTGCTAAACCTAATGATGAAGGTCCGGGTAATGTATATATCTGGAATGAGGGTACTCAAACTTGGTCAGCACATACAGATACTAGTGTAGCACCATTTTTTCCTAGTTAGTTGAAATTAGAACTGTCATATACGAAGTCTGCTTTAGCTTCCATATATGTAACCTCTTTAAAGGGTTACGATAATGATTTATTTGCTGCAAAAATACTAGAGATAGGTGATCAGCAAAATAGATTAACTAATGTTAAAGCTGACATGACGGAATGGCAGTCCTTCTTTCCTGAGTGGAAAGAATTGAGTATGGATGTTGTGTCAAACCACCTTATAGAACTTGTTGGGAATATAGAAGCTACATGGATAGTTCATTCTTTATGGGGAGTAAATTACCGTAAGGGGGATCATACTATTTTTCATGATCATTCTCCTTCTACATTTTCATTTTGTTACTATGTTAAAATAGACAAAGGTTCTTCTCCGTTAGTTTTTTCTGATATAGACTATAAGCATTTTCCAGAAGAAAATAGTTTGATCATTTTTCCATCTCACTTAAAGCATGGTGTTCCATCTCAGATATCTGATGGAAGAAGAATTGTTATATCTGGGAACATAAATGCTATTAGTGGTCTTACTACTGTAGACGAAGAAACATTTAGACAGGGGCTTATTGAGGAGAGAACAGTTGTTTGTCGTAAATGAGTGGGTTAGTTTTCGAGAAGCTTTGGATTCTGAAACTTGTGATAAAATAATATCTGAGGCTAATGGTAATTTTGTAGCCCCTTATGTTAACAGAAGAAGTCAGATTACAGAAAAAGAGATTTTAGAAGGGAAGGTCCAGTACGATTATGGTGAAGACGGATTACTCAGAAAGGGAGATATATGCTGGTTAGATGAGAAATGGATACATGATCTTGTTTGGAAATATATGTTCGAGGCAAACGAAAGGGCTGGATGGAAGTTTGATATTACTGGTATGGCTGTTCCTCAATTATCTAAATACAAAAAAGGAGATTTTTTCTCATTACACAAAGATGGAACTGGGGATAGCCTTTCGTTAGAGGAGTTAGAAGGGCTAGTGAAGAAGATAAGCATGACCGCTCTTCTTAATGACGAATACGAAGGGGGTCAATTTATGTTTTCTGATGACTATGTTCCTGATATAGGAGGGAAAGGTTCTATGGTATTTTTCCCGTCTTGCAAAATGCATAGAGTGGCTCCTGTAAAAAAGGGAATAAGATATTCTTTGGTTGTGTGGTTTGTTGGACCACCATTTAAATAAGATAAAGGTTATGCCGAAAACTAAATTAAAGGAATTTGTTGAAGAGAAATTCGAGCCCTCTGATGTCACTACTGCAATGGCAATGTTCGTTAAAAATTATGGGTATTTACAAGCATCGCTTCCACATTCCTTGCTTCTTTCTTTAAAAGAGGAATGCTCAGTAGTTCAAGAAAAAGAAAAATTTATTACTGGCCTTACCTTGGATTACGAAAATACAACTGATCATTATGAATTAGGCGAAGAAAATAAAAATAGATTATTTGATTTTGTGAAAGGGTTGATCAATACTTATGAAGCTAATTTTGATTATATTGGAAGTTTAAAGTTTTTAGATAATAGTCTCCCTTTTGTATTCGGAACTCCTTGGGTTAATGTTCAAGAAGGACCGCGTTATATCCCAGTCCATGTTCATGATGGAGTTTATAGTTACACGGCATGGATAAATTTGCCTCCAAAATCCCTATTTGAGTTTTTGTATCCGTCTACTGTTGGAACGGCTGTGCGAGAAGCAATTTACTTAACCCCAAAGGATGAAGGCAAAATAATATTATTTCCTGCACAACTTCAACATTGTGTCCATCCTTTCTCTCATGATAGCAAGAGAATATCAATATCTGGGAATATATTATTAGGGACTGAACATAATGGGAAAGCTTAAAGAATGATAACAACTTGGAGTGCAACAACAGGGGATTGGGATGATTCCAAGTTTGACAGAGGTTGGGATGGGCCTAATATATCTCCAGCTAAGGGAGACTTAACCTTAAGCACTGTTGTTCCTAGTATTAAAGAAGCTATAAATATTAGTCCGGGCGTTGCTACTTTTGAGTTAGTTCAATCTTATGAATGGGATCAATTAACTTCTTCTTGGGTGGATACTGCGGGAACTTGGGATAGTGGTCCTGTTCCTTCTGTAGCAATTGGCGAGGACGATGCTCCCGCTAAAGCTGATCTTACGTTATCAGCGTCTATTCCTAGTGTAGGTATTCAATATAAATTTCCTATAGCGATTGGGGAGTTAACTGCAACAGGCTCTATACCAAAAGTTGGAGAGGCTTTGCATATTACTCCAGCTGTTGCAAATATTGAATTTATTAAATCTTATGAATGGGATCAATTAACCACAGCGTGGATTGATACAGCCTATTCTTGGGAGACTGGTCCGTCGCCAAGCGTTGCCGTGGGTAGTGGAATATCTCCCGCTAAAGGTGACCTCACTTTAAGTGGCAGCATACCAACCCTAAAGTATTATTATAATCTTATTGTTGGAAACGAGAGTCTTGCTCTTACTGGCAGCATTCCGGAATGGAATTTTGGCAAAGAGTTTGACATAGATGCTGGTGGGCTTGAAATTGTTCAGACTTGGACTTGGGACAATTACGGTGGAACTTGGGCTAACGCTTCAACTACATGGTCATTTGTACCATTTATTCCTGATGCTATAGAGGCTGGTCAGAATCAACCTGACTCAGCAACTCTTACAATAAATGCTCAAACTCCGAAATTTACAAAACAACAGTTATGGTATGTTCCTACTGCCGATTTAACTCTATCTACCGTAGCGCCTGATGCTCCTATAGGCCCGATATTCGAGCCAGAAACAGCTGCAGAGCTCAAGATTATTCAGACGTATGATTGGAATAATTATGGGGGCACTTGGAATAATGCTTCAAATAATTGGGATAATGCAGACTTTATACCGACCGCTGTAGAAACTGGTCAAAATCAACCAGATGCAGCAACTCTTACTCTTTCAGGACAATTACCTGTTGCCTCGGAAGATTATAGGGAGTCTCCGGGGAAAGGAGACCTTACATTTACAAAGTATTCTCCACACTTGGGGATATCCCACCAAAGGACTATTCCAGCAACGCAGTTAACAGGGTTGGGTACTACATCTTGGGAAGATACTTCAGGGGATTGGGCAAGCAGTTCAGATGTGTGGGGTACAGGAACTTTAGCTCCCACCTGTGGGATAACTTATATCTTCCCGATGAAGTCTGCAGATGGATTTGAGTTAACTGCTTTTGATCCAGAGTGGCCTTTGGTTGGGCAACCTAAATATATTCCAGATATAATTTTATCATGACCAAAAAGAAAGATGGAACAACAGAATGGCAGTGGTCTGAAATGGCTTATAGGCTAGACCCAGAATTGAGCGCTCCTGAGAAAACATATGTGTTCGATAATGGTAATAGAGTTTTTTATCAACATAGGAAGAGAATTAGGGTACAGAATGGACATCGAAAAAAATCTTAAGTTCGTAGCGCAAGAACATACTCTTGCTAAAAATGTAGCCGAACATCTTGAGAAGAAATATCCGGGATGGTTATGGGCGGTCCACGTTATGGATGGTGTTGCAGTTGTAAAGTCTATGAGACTATCCGGAAATTGGGGGTTTGTTTTGCATGAAGATAAAATTGATAATGATTATCACGCTGTTACTAGAGCGGGTGGTGAAATACTAGAGCGTTATAGGCAAAAGACTAATGGATTTAATCAGGACAGATATATGGACCTTACGATGGATAGCAGAGGTCAATTAGATGGTGATTTTAGTCCGGGGACTTCTTGATGTCTTTAATTAATCCACAACCACCCCTTAATGTAGGCATAGACGCAGTTCCCTTGGACCAAGAGGATTCTCCTCTCGAGAATAGATGGATTAGGTTAGCTCGTCAAATTTTTGAGGATTCTACTGAGTATTTAGATGCTAATATTAGGTATCAGTGGGAAAAGAATCTTTCACTATTTAACAGTAACCATCCTCCCGGTTCTAAGTATAATAGTTCTGCATACGAGAAAAGGTCTAGGTTTTTTAGACCAAAAACTAGAACAGCGGTAAGAAATCTTCAGGCTGCTATGTCAGTTGCTTTCTTTACTAATGAAGATGTGGTTAGTATTGATGCTGCCAATCCTAATGACGAGATGAATGCAGCAGCTGCTATTGTTACGCAAGCTGTTATGCAATATAGGCTGACTAATACTATACCTTGGTTCCAGACAATGACGGCTGCATTACAGGACGCAGCTGTTCAGGGAGTTTGTGTTTCTCATCAATATTGGGATTTTAAAGAAAATAGAGAGTCCTATGTTGAGGTTGATAATGCCAATAATCCAATCATGGATGAGAGCGGAGAGCCTCAAATTCACGAGCAAATTACTGCAATAAAAGATTCTCCAGTTATTGAGCTTATTTCTCCAGAGAATATTAGAATTGATCCGGCAGCAGACTGGGCTGATCCAATAAAATCTACTCCTTACATTGTTCATATGATTCCAATGTATTTGCAAGATGTAAGAGAGAAAATAGAATCTGGAGAGTGGCTTGATGTTACTGATGAGGAATTGTTATCTACTGGGCAGCAGAACGAAACAGACAATGCTACTCGACTTGTTCGTGATGAACCCCGTATGGACCCAAAGGAAAATGAAACCGCTTCGAGCGACATAAAAGATTTTTGGATTATTTGGGTACATAAGAACGTAGTAAAAGTGGAGGGGGTTGATTACTGTTATTATACAGCTGGTTCGGATTTCATGTTAACAGAGCCTGTTCCCTTGAGAGAAATGTATCCGTGGCTCAGAGAGGGAGAAAGGCCTTATGTAATGGGTTGTGTAAATCTAGAAGCTCATAAAATTTATCCTTCTGGCACTGTTGAGCTTACTGAAGAACTTCAAGCTGCAGCTAATGATATATGGAATCAAAGATTCGATAATGTCAAGTTAGCTATGAATAAGCGGTATCATATCAGAAGAGATAGAAATATTGATCTTGATGCTTTGTTTAGGTCTGTTCCGGGTGGTGCAGTTGAGATGGATGACCCAGATCAAGATGTTCGTATAGTTGAAACTAGAGATGTTACTGGATCAGCTTATGCCGAGCAAGACCGTATTAATATGGATTTTGATGAACTGCAAGGAAACTTTTCAACCTCTACGGTGCAGGGAGCGAGATCATTAAATGAAACTGTTGGTGGCATGCAGCTTTTGGCTGGAAATAGTAGCACTCTCGCTGAGTATACTTTACGGACATTCTCAGAAACGTGGGTAGAAAAAACTTTAAAGCAACTGTTAAGGCTTGAGCAATTTTATGAAACGGATCAAGTTATTTTAGCTGTTGCTGGACAACAGGCAGAGCAACAATTTCTTAGATTTAAAACTGATGAAATAATGGATGAGCTTTTGAAACAAGATGTATTGCTAAAAGTTAATGTAGGAATGAATGCAACCGACCCATTAAGAAAGGTGCAAAATCTATTAAATGGTGTAAATGCATTGGCTCAATTTCCCGGTGTAGCGGAGCAAATAAACTTACCTGAATTGAGCAAAGAAATATTTGGTCAGTTAGGTTACAAGGATGGCTCAAGATTTGTTGTCATACAGGAATCTAATCCTGAGATGCAGGAACTTCAGGCTCAGTTAGAAGAATTGCAGATGATTATTGAAACTGACAAGGCCAAGACTGAGGGCAGAATGCAAATACAAGCCGTTAAATCAGCAGGAGATAAAGAAGTTGCTCAGATTAGGTCTCAAACTGAGATAGAGAAAGAGTTGATCGGTCAGCAGACTGATATTAGAGAAGCCGAAATAAGGCATCAGGATTCCGTTACCAAGCGCGGTGAGTTGCTACTTCAGAAAGAAGCGCTACTCAGCGAAATGAGCGAAAAGGATATGGAAAGAGAATTAGAGATAAAAGCCTCTGGTAAATCCGGAGTAATAGAAAGGGGAAGATTTAATAAAGTTCCATATGCTGTAGGATGAGCATGGATTATTACGACCCCACAGAACTGAATGTAGACGAACTCATAAGGCGTGTTCGCGTTGCGCGTAGCACAGAAGAGTTTGTAAGAACTCCTACTGGATCGTCCGTAATAAGCAGGGCTA